CGTGGCGGGCAGGTTGACGATAGACAGGCCGGTAGACAGTGTGTTGGTGGCAATCTCAAGTGAGCGCCAAGCGTTCGAAGCCATTACGCCAGAAGACAGCATGAACACGCGACCGGACAGGATTTCGTAACCGTCACCCGTGGCAGGCGTAAACGTCAGCGGCGCGTTAAGCGTAATGGTTGGCGTGGTGCCAAGCGTATTACCGACGATGTAACGCTCTTCGACCCTACCAGCGGCCTTGCCGATGATGCGGATTTTGAAGCCGTACTCGCCTGAACCGCCACGGTTAGCCAGCATGTTGAGACCGACAGCGGTTGGGAACGCGGTGGACACAACAATCGAAGACGTCGTGTTGCCCGCAGCCAATACGCCCTTAAGGCCCTGAGACGGCGCAAACACCATTGCCGCGCCAGCACCGAACGTGCCGGTTAGCGCCGGAGATTGAACCAAGTTCCAAGATTTAGAAACTATGTTAAATCGGTTTAGAATTGTCGCGTTTGTCAATTGATAGACAAACGGGTTGCGTGATTGGTCCGACCGCAAATCCGAGCAAACGCAAGTAGCCGCCGCCGTGGCGTTTGGCGCGGGCGCGACTTGCACCCACATCTGGCGGTCGATGACCTTTTTGAACGTGTTAGCCATTATGTGATCCTCGATCTAACTATTGCGGCCCAAGCCGACACGTTTTGCCCGCTGACAAGCAATTGCGCTTGCTGACTGCCGATGTTGGTTTGGTTGCCGACCGTCGTGACCGTGCCGACCGTCGTGACCGTGCCGCTTTCAACCAGCGTCGTCATTCGGTTTCGGCCCAGCGCCACGTCATAGCCTCTGGGACTGTTCGTGGCGTTCAACAGCCTGAGTAGCAGGGTCTGCAAACCGTCCAGCAATTCGGCTGCGGTCGCGTCGGTGACGACTAGCGGGGATGCCCTAAGTTCCGCATCGGTTATGGGGCCGGTGACTGGTTGCGTTGCTTGATAAAACTGGCCAGCCACGGGGAGGGGATTGACAGACGACACGTCGCCGTCATTTACGCCGTCCGCGCCAAGCGTCAGTTTCATGCGCTGGAACTGATTGCCGTCGATATCGTCGGTTGCGACGCTAGAGCCTGTGCCTGGTAGAACGACGTTATCGGCCATTTATTGCTTTCCTAAACAGTTTCGACGCCGATAGCACGTCCGTCTGGGCCGCGAATGATGCGTTTTGATGCCTTCATGGATTGCATTGCATCCTGCATTGTAGCCACAGATTGGTTATGAAGGCTAGAAATTTGATCGCGGGTCGTCGCCAGCTCTGCCGCCACCTGACTTACCACATCATTGACGCCGCGCATAAGTTCAATGTGCGTGGCTTTTTCCTGCTCTTGTTGCTCAGGATCGACGCCATTGTTAGAAGAGATCTTGGCAACCGTGATCTTGGTCGCGGCGTCAAGATCGGCCTTGTAGCGTTCAAACTGCTGCTTTGCCGCCATTTCTTGCATTTGCATCTGGCCCTCATGCTGTTGGCGTGAGGCTTCCATCTGCTGGGCCAATTGAGCCTTCATCTGCTCAATCTGCGTATCGGCCTGCACCTTCATCTGAAGCATCTGCGCGTCGGCCTGGGTCTTGGCCTGCGCGACGGCTTGCGCGGCTTGAGCCTTGGTGGCTTCGGGATCTGCCGGAGGCTGCTGCGCGGCCTCGGCTGCTTTCTTGGTCATCTGCTGCAAGGCTGCGTCCAAAATGCCCTCAATGGACTTGGCCTGTTTAAAGCCGCCAATGCCGAATTTCATCACGGCGACAATGGCCGGGACCATCTCAGGAGACGACTGACCGACCGGCAGGGCTTCACGCATGAAATTGGACAGGGCCGTTAGAAACTCCATGCGGTCTTGCTTGGTCTGGTTCTCATCAATTTGCACCAGACTATCTGCGGCGATTTCGATGCGGAAAGACCGCAAAGGATCGCTTTGAAGCAATTGCATGGCCGCAGGGATCATCTGCTGATCTTCAGCCGACATCTGATCCGCAGCCGCGTATTTCAGAATTGTCTCAGGCTGGAACTTGGAACAGATGATCTGCGCCTTGAGGCGTAGCAATTCGCTGGCAAACATAGCCACGCCGTCTTGCATGGCGCGTAGGCGCAGGCCGGCATACTGGCCTTTGATCTGCTGGGCGGTTGCGGTCTCTGACGCCACGGACTGGCCACGGATAATGTCAGAGATGCCGGTGATGTCGTAGATTTGGCCTTTGATCTGCTGCTGGGCTTGATAGCACTGAAGCAGGGTCGCGGCGATATCGTTGATGGGCAGGATGTCGATGGACCCCTTGAGGCCACCTTTTTCACTGAACGCCATCCATTTATCGACGGGAATAAGGGTGTTGTTGTCACCCTCCGTCAACAGACGCTGCAAAGCGGGCTGAGACTGGTCATACACGCCTCGGACGCGCAGGGCCTTGACCAGACCGTCAATACGGTCGGTCAGGATGTCCATTTCGTTAGCCTGGTCCTGATAAAGGACGAAATCAGGCACGGGGACAAGCGTATCGCTGGTGGTCGTGGCGTACAGGGGCTTAGGGCATGGGAAAAAGCCCTCAAGCTCCAAGGGATCGTCGCGTTCGTCTAGGAAGTTTTGGTAATCCTTGCAGATCCAGTAGACCTTGCCGGATTCCTTGTCCCAAAGCTCGCAAACCTTGGCCTTGTCGTTGTTCTGGCTGTTCTTGTTGCCGCCCCATTGGTCGGGTGACGTGTCAAAGGAGATTTTGCTGGCCACTTCGGGTCCGAACCGCTCAGTTAGCGATTCCTTGGACATATAGACCCAGCGCCAAACGCAAGTGACCTCTTCCCACGTCCGCGCAGAGGAATGACCAAAGTCCTTCCAATGCACATAGTCGGTCGGGGAGCATTCGTATTCAATTTCTTCAACGGGTTCGGGTGCGGCTGTGAAGTCGCCGGGATCTGATCCCATACCGTCCATTGGGTTTGATTCGGAGGCGTATTCTGCGCCCTCGGATTCGACGTCCTCGGTGATCTGATAGCCGTCTTCCGGCACGTCAACGGTCTTGATATGCGGGTCGTAGCGAACCCATGCAATACCACGTCCACCAAGGAAACGATCCTCTACAGAGTTCTTCATGGCCGACCGGAAGTCGGGATAGTGCTCAATCTCGTAGTCCAGCGCCCGTTCGATCAAAAGGGACGCAACGCGCCCGACCTGATCATTGTCGCCAAACCGCCGTGCCACGTCAGCCTTGGGCATACGGGCATAAACGGCGGGTACTAGGGTCTGGACGTTAGACCATAGCACGTTGAACTTAGCGGTTTCCCCGCCTGACGCCGTGCGTGTGTCATCGCGGTAACGGCGAACAATCTTAGTTACCCGCGCATCCCACTTCTTGAACTCATTGTCATAGGTGCTAATGACACTGAGCCACTTTTGCACTGGCGTTTGAGGAAGGTCCATGTGGCCTAGTCCTTAAGCAGAGAAGATACCAACAGCCAGAACTTCGACGCCTGCGCCGGTCGTGACTTTCCACGCTCCGGTGGTCGATGCGGCGTTAACTTCAATGTTATAGACATTGATGCCTGAGCCTGACGACGCTGGAACAATCGTGTGGGCAAACGCCCCGTCGCCAAGAATGACGTTGCCGGTTGAAGCAGTGGAAACCGTGCAGATCAAGCGATGAAGGTAGTCACCAACCGCGCCAGTGCCGCCAAGAACCCGTGCGGACGTGCTGACTGGCACATGCTCATACTGAAAACGATATGGACTGGAAATTCCGCTCATATTCTTGTCCTTTTAGCTCTGCGCTGGGTGGCCCACATGTCATTTAGCGTAACAGTGTTGCCAGGTCCAACAATAAGAGGCTTCTCTACGTTACTTGCCCTTGCGGTAGGCTCTGATCGCCATGCGATTGCAAGCATTCTCATCGCATCCGCAGGATGTGAACACCAATTATGTTTAGGTGTAGCACGAAATGCCTTTTTGTCTTCATCGTATTCGCGCTCGTACTGTCTGAGCGCCTCAATGCCGTCCGTGCACTTGCGTTCGTCAAAATAGCAGCGCGGCAGAACCTGTCTGACCGCCTGAATGCCGTCCTGCACCGACAGATCCGGCACAATACGAAGGTTCTGAAAGCCCAAATGGTCGGCAAGTTGCTCGATGACGGATTTGCCCTGCGCGGCTAGGGTCTTGGCGCGAGCGTCATGCGGCAGATAGTGCGTCCCGTAGTGATAAGGGCGGCTTTTGACAACATCCGCCAAATCCGAGATGGATGCGCCAGACACTGCATGAAAATCAATAACGTGAATTTCGCCTCGAACCACCTGATACCACCAAATTGCCGTGTCATCGCGATACCCCAAGTCCCATGCCGTGTGCGTCGGCAGGCTTTCGTCATACGGCACAGATCCAATCCGCTTGTCATCCGCCGCCACGCGCATCTCTACGCCGTAGAACGCGCCAAGGATAGCCGCCTCGAAGCTGCACTCGTACTCCTGCATGTACTGGTCTTCGGAGATTTGGGCCTTGACGGCATTAATCTCGGACATGGGCAGGATATTGCTCTGCGTCGCCGTCAGCCTCAGACAAAACCATTCTTCCGGATTCATCTTAGCCGTCTGGTAGATATCCCAGAACTGGTTCTTGCCCTTGGGCGTACCCCCGAACACCGCCCAGCCTTGCTTGTCAGATAATGTGGGTCGAATAACCGATCCCCAGACGGACGGACGAAAGTCCCCGTACTCATCCATGTAGATCCCGTCAAAGCCCAAGCCGCGCATCGCATCAGCATTGTCCGCGCCGAACAGCCTGATCTTGGCCCCCGTGATTAGCTCGACGGTAAGCTCGGCCTCGTTGGCGGATTTCATAATGGGCTTGGCAAACCGCTTGATGTAATCCCATGCCACGGACTTGGCCTGACTACGATACGGCGCGATGTACCCAAACAGGGGATTGGGCGACTTGCACATGACCGCCGCCCGTATGATGTCGTTGACGGCGGAGACGGTCTTGCCGGCGCGGCGGTGAGCCACCAAACATGCCCACCGCTGCTTACGATTATGGAAGGGCATAAACGCCTCTCGCGGCGCGTATGCGATCTTTACTTCTCTAGTGACCATGACACCGCAATTTCAATCGGACCTTCGTCCTTACCGACAACCTCTGTCCGCGCCAGCTTAGGCACATGGTACTCCAGCAAATCGGAGAACGCGCCGAATGCCGCCTTGGGTCCGTCTTGGTCGTAGATCTCGTCTAGCCAGCGTTGGAGCTTGGTCGAGTTAAGATCGACGAACTCCGCGATGGCCTCTCTTGCTGCGCGGGTGGCGTATGTCTCGCCGGGCTTACCGCTGGTGCGCGGCGACCGCTTGTTAGGGTCGGCCAAGGCTTGGCCTAGGGGGGCGAAACTGCCCTTGCTTTTTGCCATGTAGATTTCTCCTGTTCGGATGCCTTCATCATATGGGGACGGGGTGGGTTTGTAAATCATCAGGAAATGTAAAGAAGTCGTTAGGGTCAAAATATTTGTGAGGGGGGCCTATATATATACACCCTCCCCCCTGCCGGGTGTCGAGGGGGTGGGGGGGGGTCTGCCTTCCCTTACGTCAACCCGTCAATCCCTACCATGCCTATAGGGATAGTGGGGATGCCTGGCGCACCCGTCCTGCACATTCACAGGACGGCCCAAGGCCTAGCCCTAGCGTCACGCTACAGCCCCTCAAGCCCTCGCCCCTGCCCTCATGCCATGACGTCGAGCGCACCCCGTCAGTGGGCGCATGAGAGAGGCTATGCCATGCCTATCGCGGTACCCCTATGGGTACGCCTAGGGCATAGGGTGAGGGCATTGGGCAGGGTGTCCAAGCCCTGCTCTATAGCTTGGTCAAATACCGCGTTCGGTCACGCTACTACGTAGCGTGTGACCGTTAAACGTCATCGCGTTTCGTGACCGAAAAACGACTATCTGGATACGACTAACTACGTTCTACGGTCATTACAATGATCTACGGTAGAAATATTTTGGTCATTGGTAACGAATGGTAACAGGCATTTTGGACGTTCAAAAACCCCTCGGAAGTTTGGACGGAATCGCGAGAAACCGTCCACTCTACGAAAGTCACCAACAACGCAACTTTTTTGCTTGACCATCCGCAAACCATCCTTATACATGGTTACACAAACGCAACAACAGGACACAGACACAATGACCGCTCATCAAACCATCATCCTCGCCCGCAAGTATGTGATGCTCAATATCGCGCCTATGCAATCCAGCGCCGCGCTTTGCCTTAGCGATGCGGTCAAGCTGTATGATGCTGGCGCATTAGACCGCGCCAAAGACCGCGCCATCAAGTCGCTGGCGTACACGGTCGGCATTAGTCATCCAGACTATGCCCGCGCTTCTCGCTAGCTTCTATATGACGCTAGGTTCGCCTAGCGTCCCATTAGACCCTAGCAACCTCACAAACGGAACCAGATCATGACCATCACAGCCACCATCACCGCCGACCTATACGCCCGCGCCATCACTTGCGCTTCTACAGACGCGCACCGCCCCTATATCGCTGGCGTTCGTGTAGAGCCACATAAGGATGGCGGGACCATCCTAATCGCTACAGACGGTCATTGCGCCGTTGTTATCCGCGACGTCAAAGGCTTCGCCAGCGAGGCTTTCACCCTGGCATTGCCCAAGGCACTGCTGAAAGAATGCAAGCCATCAAGATCCGATCAAGATCCGGTCATTTGGATTGGCGAAGGCGTTGCAAAGCTCAAAGGATTAGAGACAAGCGATTGGCTCATAGATATGGCGTTCCCCGACTGGCGCCGGATTGTCCCGCAAACCACGCCCGATATGGGTTGCATGGCCAGCTTTGACAATCGCGTCTTGTCGCGTCTTGCTGGCGCCCTAAGCGCCGACAAGGTTCAAACGCTAGTACTCAAAGGCACAAGCGATACAGACGCCCATATCGTGTTTGGAACGCTTGCAGACGCCTTTGGCGTTGCCATGCCCATGCGCGTTGCCAATAGCATCCGCGATAATGACTTTTCACTTCCCGCTTGGCTCTAGCGTCTAAAGGATTCTAGGGGCTTGCCCCTAGCATCCCGTTAGACTTTAGAACCCAACCCCAACCCAAAGGATCAAACCAAATGAACACCCGTCAATCCATAGAGACACGCTACCTCAGCCCTACCAATCATCGCTGTTCGCGCATTGTCGCGACCACGCCTAGCGGTCATCGCCTTATTAAAGATTTGAACCACAGCTTAAACATCGAAGCCAACCACTATGCAGCCGCCAAGGCCCTGCAAGAGATGCTCGAATGGGAACCGATCAAGGCCGGTGGATCGACCAGGGCCGGGTTCGTCTGGCTTGTGTCGACGTTGGAGGGCTAGAGCCATGACCCTTCCAACCCTTCAATCTTGGCCCGACTTTGACGACGAC